GTGTGATTCTTCTCCATAAGCCATATCCATTCTTGCTGCATTTCATTGCTATGTCGTCTCCGTTGATGGTGAGAGGGCAATGGTTTAACCTAACGGTCATTCCATGGTCTAACTCCCATGCCCATCGAGACAGCGCAGCATTTGCTATGCAGAGTACAGGAAAACTGGTTACAGATCCCATCAGTTGCCCGTGTGTTTGGGCACGATTGCGAAGTATATGTCCTGTTAGGCTTTGTGTGAAGAGCATCTTTTCAACTGGAAGGAGTTCCATTATTATAGCTAGTTCATCTGCTATGGTATTGGATACCCAACTTTCCAGTTTATTTGTTGCTGCTTCATAGTCGCCACTGAGGAATCCCTCACCCTCAGGGAGGTCTGAGCCCATTATAGAGTAGAGATACTCTGCAGTGATTGGCTCGCCTACCAGTTTGAAGGTCCTATGTTCTCTTAGGGCTCCATGCATATACTTCTGTACACTACGTAGAACTGTTTGTCGGAACGGTGGCCCTTTTGTTATCACACGAATTTTGAGCGCCTCGGGTAATGCTAGTGGTTCTGCATGAGGCTCTTCTTCTCTAGCGAGTTGAAGTAGTCTTGTCCAGAATACAGCAAACACGTCGTCAAATTTCTTGTGACTCCATGAGGCCATCTTCCAATCCTCACTCTCTATCTCCTCTTCCTGATGTGTATTAAATTGCAAGTGTCCAGAGGGGGCTCTTAGTCCATCCAACAAGGTTGGGTGTTCCAAGATGCTACCTATTGCTCCAGCATTGTTGCGACTATTTATGTAGTTCGCTGAAGTGCTTGGGAAGAAAGCGGCAGTTCTGTCGCTGATGGTGTACTTGTGTCCTATGAATAATTCTTGTACTGTTCTTCGTAGCTGTCTTTCAATAGATGGCTTACTTAGAATTGTATCGGTTTCGTCCTTGAACACGGGTACATCACTCCATACTTCCCCTGATGGCAATAAGTCTTCGGACTTCTTCTGCTTTTCGGGTTCCTTGGTTAGTTCTTCAACTAACTCGTCCTCTTTCTTTTTTAGATCCGCCTTTGAGGCTCTTGGCATTCCGCCTTTTGCTCTCTTAATCGAGGAGAGAAATTCCATTCTCTCTTCCTCTGTAGATCTCTTTAGAAATAGGTCGACGAATCGGCTGGCTCTTCCGCCGAACAACTTTCCAGGTAGATCACTGACCTGGAATGGTGCTGAAGGTAGTGGTTGATTGGTGTGGAAACTGAAGAAGGCCGCTAGTTTATACTTTGCGACTTTCATCCAATTCCCGTCAACATCGTTTACCATTTCCATCCAGTGCTGTTGTGTTGACTTTATGTCAAATTCGCCTGTGAACCCGAACAGTATGCACACTTGCATCAGTGCATTAATACACTCTCCTACCCTTTTCTCGACTTCTGAAGCCGAGGGAGT